TTTCCAACTGTGTTATCAATATAAATAGTCTTTAGTGAGGTACAATTACTAAAAGCACCATTATTAATTTTTGTAACGTTATCTGCAACAAATACTGTTACAATATCTGTCTGACTTGTCGCAAAACTACCTGCACCCAATGCTTCCGTTGATGTTGTGTTCTTTAGCACATTGTCTGCTGTAAAGGTTGCAGAGTAGCTAAAGACTATGCCTTTGTTTGCTTTTTCAATACCGTCATCCATCTGATTCAAACTTACTGACAAAATCGGTGTGTTTGATGATGGGGCATCTTCCCAACCTACTTTTTTATAGCTCATTATAATTCTCCTTTCGCCTCTAGTGTATCTGTCAAAGCCTGAATTCCACTAAGGGTTCTTGACAGGATTACACTGCTAACTACTGTCATTTTCTGTTTACCGTTTTCGTAAAGTGGAGCACCGTTTACATCAGTTTCATACACATTAAACTGTACATTGTCCCCAACCTGTACCCAAGGTCTGCCATCTGTTGTGGCAGTAAATGGGGTGTAACTACAGTTATAGAACCTTTTTGTAATGTCACTAGGGTCACCTTTATTATTCTTGTAATTGTACAAGTCATTAAGTATATGCCAATTAGATGTATTCATATCTTCATTCTGCCAACAAATTACATTTTTCGTTAAGTCATATACTTTTGTTTCATTGTCCGGTATTTCCGTATTGCCCGGTCTAAATGTAGTTTCTTTTTCGGTTGTCTTTCCGTCAAGATTTCCACCATACTTCCATTTAAAATCAGTATAGCCCTTTACTATGTAATCCTCATAGCTTAAATCCTCATAAAAGTCATATACTTCAGGTGAGTCTGTAGGTGATATATAAACCAGCTTAAAATTGCCTTTTACAGTATCTCCTTTCTTCTCTAATGCATCAGAAAAAGGAGATATAAAACCAAATACACCTATCATTTCACAACAATCCCTTAGTACGCTACCGGATGTTACTAGATTGTTCTTATCTAATAGCCAATGACCATTCCTAGTTTTAAAATTATATATTTTGTAATTAACTCCATTGGTACTAAAAGTGTTTGTTAAAATACCTGATGTTTCACTTACTGATGGATGATAAGTTAAGTTAATAAAGTCAGACATTACAGTTCCTAGTGGTCTGAATGTAGCGTTCTGCCATTCTTCAAATAAACTTTTTGTTCCATCTTTTTGGTTCAGCTTTGCCATATAATCATATGCAGTAAGTTTATAAATGTGTTTATCATCTCCATCACGCTGAAACTTATCAACATAACCACAAAACAAATTCCATGTTTTTTCTTGTACCTGCCTACCGGGATAGATTTTAGCTGATGGATACAGAGTACTTGACGGATAGATATAGTCACCTAGATAACTTTGAGTTAGTCTAACATATATCCATTTACCCTTTATGTTGTTGCCAAAAGTTCTGTCATCAGTATCACAAACTGAAATATTAAACTCAGAGGCTATGCAACCCCCAAACTTCAATGTACTTTCACTGCATATTGACTGTTTGAGGGTCATACTTTCTTCAACAATATTATCCATTGTGATTGTTGCTATATCTGAGTTATTAGGAAAAAGAATTTCAACTGTATTTTCCACAAGGTCATTAATAATATGGTCCTTAATTTTGCTATCTACTGTAATCATCACATCACCTCAATACTCAATAAAGGTAAGTTCAAGAGCCTTGTACTCTATATCTGTACCCTTAATAACTTTTGTTGTGTATGTAATATCAGGCATATAACAAACCATCTTACGATACTTCATTAATTCTTCATCCCAATACATTACATATAGCTTTCTTTGCTGCTTGTGGATAAAAGCATTGTTAAGTATTTTCCTGATTGACTTTAGTTGTTTTAGGTGAAGTGGTATTGTCTGAAACACTATTTTAGACTTATAGTTTGGTGAGGTGACTCTATGTAACTTATTCTTGGTATCTCTATAGGCTTTTAGTTCAGTTCTTTGTAGTGGTGTTGATTGATATGATTCCTTAGCCATCAGGTCATGTGGGAATGGTGTATAATCAACTTCACTTGCGTTTACTACTTTACCAATATAAATAAGAGTACCGTTAAATTTATCAAAATCAAAATTAGCCATAAAATCACCTACCTATGCAAATGCAGACTTGCCAAACCTTTTACGGTAGTCACTGTCCTTATTAACCATTCCTTTGAATATAACTTCACCGTCAAGATTAATGGTAAGGTTAATATCCTTATCATTACCACCAAAGTTACCCTCAGCCATAGCCTCTAAAAATGCTTGTTTCATTGTTGATAATGGGGAAACAACCTCAGTTTCTCTTTTGTTATCGCCAAGCATTGCTAAAAATTCACCGTGAGATGCCGGAACAACAGTACCGGTAGCTAACTTAGGAATTTCCCAATCAAAGTCCATAACCGGAAACTCTTTCTTTAAACTATCTTCGGCAGTTTGATACCATTCGTCACCTAAGAAAATACTACCAAGCCAAGTAACCATTTCAATTATTAGTCTAAATAAACTTAACACTAAATTAGGAATAACATTAACTATTAGTTTAAGTGCTAAATTGAGAATAGATATAAAAAGATTAGCTATTGCTTTTACAAGTTCTACAACTGCTTTTTCAATTTTACTATTATTCTTATTATGACTAAAACCATCAGCCATTTCTTGCGTAAGGTCATCTAAGAGGTCGCCAATTCCATCAACTAGTGTTGAACAGGCATTAACAAGTAGAGTAAAAGCATTAACAACTATTTCGGCCCAATCTACATTATCAAAAGATTTCTTAATACTAGCAGTTATACTTTTACTTGTTTTTCTATCTGTAAACACTTTATTCAAAGACTTTAAAAGTTCATTAACGATAGTTCCTGCTACCGACAATAACTTAGCTGCTAGGTCTCCACCCTTTTTTACAGCAGTTCTTACTGTTTTTAGTAGATTATTGCCGAATTCTTCCCAATTGATGTTGTCGGTAAAAGATTTGAGTGCAGTAATTGCACCACCTAAAAAGCCCCAAAAAGCATTAGATATGGAAGTTATAAATTTGTGTCCCTCTCCTTTGCCTCCAAAAAAAGAATTAAATGTTGAGGCTAGTGACTCTCCTACTTTCTCCCAATTAATTTCAAGCTGAAAGCCATTTGCAAAATCAAAAACACCTTTTAGAAGAGTAAAGAAAAGTTTTGAAATGTTTTTCCAATTGATTTTGTTTAGCATATCTTTCAATGCTTGTGCAGTTTTTGAACCTAACTCAGTAAAATCAGGGTCACCAACAATAGTCAGAGCCGTAGTAAAAACACCATTAATCATAGAAGATACGGCATCAATAACTAACTGTACATCAAGAGTATTGAACAATTCTGTTAAAGCATTTCTAATACTTTCGCCTAAAGCAATCCAATCAAATTCTTTTGCAAAACCAAGTGCAAATTCAAAAATACCATTGATACTTTCGCCAAGCAGTTTGGCTATTTCAATAAAGTTTATAGACTTAATTGCACCATTAAGGAAACTAGCAATACTTTTCCCTAACTTTTTCCACTTTATCTTTTTAATGAGTGTGTATAGAAAGTCTATAGCTGTCATCAAACCATTACCTAGTGTAGTACCAAGCAAAAACCAATCAATCTCTTCTATTGCACCATTAATGAAATCAGCAATATTACTAGCAATATTCTTAGCTTTTTGTCTTATGCTTTTCCAATCGATACTTGACAACACCGAATTCAATTTTTTTGATAGTATCTTCGCAACTTCTCCATAATTACCTTTACTAATTGCCTTTTTTAGTTGGTTAGCAAAGTTACTAAAAGGTGTTGCAACAGTTTTGAACTGCTTCCCATTAGAAGCATTACTGTCTTTTGTGTTATTTGAAGAACTAGACTGTTCCATAACATTAAGTTGGTCGTAAGAGGCTAAATTCTTTTGATTTTCTTTTGTGGCCTTTGTGTTAGCTTTAGTACTTTTAGTAGTTGTGTCAAGGCTCTTGGCATAATTCTGTTGAACCTTTACTGCCTTTACATATGAGGATTGACCGGTTAAGGCACTAAAAAATTCTGCCACCTTGTTAGTAGCTTTACTTAAAGTATCCATTAAACCGGTTAGTATAGGGGTAATAACTGTTAAGATAGGCAAAAAAGCAGTAGCAATACTGTTTTTCATATAAGTAAACGAAGTCAACAATGCTGATAATTGTTTATTCACTGCAGGACATTCTTTAGCCATTTCTCCTAAACTATCCTTTAAAGCCTCAACGCCACCTTGGATAACCTTATAAAGTAACATTCCACCAATAGCTTGTTTAATTCTATTTAATGCCTTAGCAAAGCCACCCATTTGGCTACTGGTCTTTTTAGTATGAGAAAATAAGTTTTTAAGATGACTACCAATTTTTTTAATACCACTAACAACGGTATTACTAAAAACAGTTTTCATCTTTTTACCAAGTTTTTTTATAGCAGTAGTAAATTTCTTTAAAATATCAGTATTAATATTTGTCTGCTTTGAAGTAGTTTTTTCTTTACTTTCAGTTTCACCTAATCTAGCTTTATAAGTATTCAGTTGTTCATTAAGCCTTGTTAATTTCTCTTGTTTTTCCTTATATTCAGCCGTATCTTTACCGGTAGTTGAATTCTCGGCATTTCTAACGCTTTTCAGCTTAGCCTCATACTCTTTCAGCTTATTTTCTGTTTCAGTAATTTGTTGCTGGACTTTGTTCCACTCTTTGTCATTACTCAATATACTGTCAAGATGTTCTGTGCCTAACCCCAGGTCTGTTAAATCTTTCTGCTTAGAATTTCCTATAGAATCAGCTTTGTTATAAAGCGACTTTAACTGTTCTTTAGCTTTTGTAATATCTTTTTCGATACTGGCTGATATATTAGTTCTAATAGGTGTATTAGACATTTCCCTTAGACTATCTTCTAAAGATTTAATCTCTCTAGTGGTCTGAGCAATCTTATTTCTTAAATCAATAGCCTTTGATGACATATTCTTTGTACCTTTGTTAAAGCCGTCTGCATCAATTTTGGTATCAAAAATAATACTACCGTCTGTAGCCATATAACCCCTCCTTTCTTGAAAATGGGTATAAAAATAGCGTACACCACTTGATGTACGCACAAGAAAAGCCACCCCATTACAGAGTGGCTAATTTTTATTTAAGTTTGCTTGAATCAGTATTGTAGATAATTTCTTTTACATCTATTTCAGACCTATCAACTTTACAAAGTTTTTTCCATTCCTTTTCTGTACCTTGATAGTAGATTTTCTCCATATTATGAAAGTAGTCCCAAAAGTATTCGTCAACACTTTTTACAGTCTTTGGAATATATAAGTATTTAATACCACAACTATTAAACATATTAGCTTCCAAATGCTTAGTACCATTAGGAAGTATTACACTTTCTACTGAATCAAATATAAATACAGCGTCACTAAAAGATGTAACTTTTCTCTTTTTACCATCAATAGTATATGTACTACTAATTTTTATTTTATCATCATTGCCTTTATATTCTTTGATTATAATTTCATTACCATCTATATAATAATTGAAATCATTAATACTAGTAGTTTTATTTGCCCATACAGACTGGTTATCATCTGTATTGATATTAAAATATTTAACATCAATTAAAGGAACTGTAACACTTGATTTTAATAAGCCTGTATATGTATATTTTCCTTGACAAGTACCATAAACAGTTATAATATCGTCTTCCAATATTCTGTCTTCATCTTGTGGGATTTCTACATTAAGAAGAATTGTATCGTCCCAATAGTCCAAGTCATTCTTTGTCATATTTAACCGTACCGTGTATTGAGTATTATCATCAAGAACATTATCTTCTTCAATAACCTGCTCCACTTCACCGGTAATTTTAAAATGGTCACCTTTATATTTATTTGGGTTTCTTGCAAGTGTTTTGTAATCAATGGTCTTACAGGATGATTTATAGTCCATCTCTGACATTTCTGTTTGAGTTGTTTCAACACTATTATTATCCTCAGTCTGCTTTTTCTTATTTTCACTTATAATTGCTGCAAAAAACACTAATGCCACAAGAAAAATTATTAACCAGAACCACCACTTTTTATAGAATGGTTTTATTTTGTTTCTATCAGGTAAAACTCTAATAACAGTTTGGTTGCTCACTTGTACATTACCCCTTACTTATTAAGTATATACATTATAATATAACAAATTTATCCAAGTGTCAACAAAATTTTTGTGCATATCAAATAATATTATTAATGAAATCTAGTTCTTGTTGTTCATCTTGTGAAGTAGCTTTTCTCTTTAGGTCTATTAACTCTTTGTGGGTACTGTAAAATTCTCTCTCCCACTTTTCAAGTTTCTTTCCTTTAGACTTCTTACCTCTAATGTTCATTACCTGTGAAAACAAGCCATCTCCAATTTCATTAAATAGACCTAGAAAAGTCCACCAATGAAGGTACTTTACTTCTCTTGTTTCGCAACCGGCTACTTTATTAATAGCCGGAAAGATTATACTTTCATCTTGTTCCCAATCAAGTATTTTTCTTTGATTTTGAGATTTTGGAGTATCTCCACCATCAAGGAACCACATTGCCTTTTTAATAGCTTGTTCTGTATTAGCCGGTATTTCTTTATACAAACATTTTAGACATACTAAAGCCTTACAATATTGGTCTAGTTCAGGGTCATTGAATGCTTGAAATATTAACAATGCAACACGGAAATCTGAATTAATTTCATATGTTGCATTGTCAATTTCAAGGCTTTTAGGAAGTTCACCAATCATTTTACTTTAGATGTGTACTTGCTAACTTTTCTTTCAATTTTCTTCTGTTCTGTAGAAATATCTTCTTTGATGATTGGGAGTACTGCCTCTAGGAAGTTTTCAAAAATAGGCTTACCACCGGCAATGCTAATACAATTAGTATTGCCAAAGATAATATCAGAAACATCACCATCAAAGACATAATTAATTTGTTTTCTTACTTCATTGTCTAAATAGGAAAGTGTTTCTATTGCATTATCAGCAGTAGCACTATTACACTTATCGGCTATCTTCTGTAGCTCCTTTTCTGCTTTATTCATTCTGGTGATAATATTCATGTCGCTTGTGTTAATACGCAAAATTCTACTTTCATCACCGTTAATAGAATATTCTTTATATCCAACATCAAAACTTAAATTGTTCATTAGACTTCCCCTTATACTGCTGTAAATGTTGGTACTTTGTTAGTAATAGCAACAGTACCTTTCTGACGATTACCTTCAAGTGAAACATTGTAAGGAATATTTACACCACTATTGTTACCACCTGCACCACCGTAAGACTGTGGCTTTACAAAGCAATCTTCTACCCAAGCACTAGCACCTGTAACTGCACCTGATGCATCAATAGTAGCATTGTTATCAATAAGCACTTCAAGAATTTTTGTTCTGCAATTTTCTCCTGTAAGTCTATTCATAGCAATGTCTTTTAGCTTGTCAAAAATTTCATCTTCTGTGTCTGCATAGTATGTTTCTACACCTAGAGTTGGTGCGTAACCATTATCAATAGTTTGGTCAAGAATATTCTTTGAGTCTGCCTCCGGATTTAGTTCCATTGATAGTTCCTCAATATCTCTACCGATTAGAAACCAACTAGGTGTCTGACTTCCAAAACTAGCGTCAATGTAGTGCATTAAGTAACTTCTTTTTAGCTTACCTGAATACTTGCCGGGTGTACCACTTACTGCTTTTGTTTCTGCCATAATATTACCTTCTTTCATTAAAAATCAATTTTGTATTGTGATATAATCTGCAACTGATATACCACACCGTTATTCATATTGCCATTTGGTATTTCGTAAATCATACCATTTGAACAAATTAACTTTGTTAGAGTGCCTATATACTCTTTGTGACCCACCTTGACAGTAACTTCTTGATTATCTGCAAAATGTTCAAGGTACATTTGAAGTGAGAGTAAAGCACCTGTATTTACCATTCTGTCATAGTCATTAACGGACTGATACACTGCATACAGAATAAAGTTATGTTGTCTTGTCTGATTACCTAAAATATCTTCTTTTAGCAATGTATCACCTGTTGAAGATAGTCCGTAACTATCAATTGTATCATCTGTAAAGTCAATAGAGATTTCATTACACACTTCATTAATTTGTGGAAAACTCTGCAAAGCTGACTTTACTACTTCAATTATGTTCATTTCACATTACCACCTAAAATTTTTGCAGTACCGTTCAGGATAACATCTTCCTTATCCTTTTTCATTCGTTCAAACCACATCTTCCCTGCTAAAGGGTGTTTAGCAGTTGAATACTTTAATTCTCTACCGGTAGGGTATTTCTTTGGTGGACTGTAAAAGCCTACCAATTCACCATTCTTGTATAGTGGAATATTAGGACCATAAACAACACCATAGTATAAATACCTTGCATAAGGTCCTAACTGTACAACCTTACCACTACCTATAACTGTACCTACTGTGGCAGACTTAAACAGAAAGCCTGTATCCATAGGCGTGTATGGTATCATCTGCCTTATAACTTCATTATCAACAAATCTTTGTGCCTTTTGAAATTCCTTTTCAGTTAAAGAACCAAAGTCACTACGCCATTTAAAATTTAAACTTCCGTTAGATGTGTTTATTGTGTTATCTTGTGGCTGACTAATAATCATACATTCACCTACTTTCCACTAATCTTGATGTGTTGTAACCTCTTAGCACCATAGTCCTTGATGTCTATTGACATAATAGTGTTGTAACTAAAAGACTTGTTAAACTCTTTCATACTTTCCGATACTGTCTTTTGGTCGGTATTATTAAATTCAAAGTCACAATAACCTTTTACAATAAGGTCTTGTGAGGGTTTCTTAGGCACAATCTTCATTCCTGGGAAAACATCAATAGCCGGTAACAAGCTACTGCTAGGAGTAATTACAAGGCTATCAAGTGGTATATATACAGTTACACTGTCAGCATTCTGTAAACCACTTTTCATAACATTACTTGCTTTATTTTCTTGCCAATGACAATGGGGTACATAAAACTTACTGTACCCCACCCCATTAAAATGATATATTGTACATTTAAAATTAGTAATCACTTTACACCTCTGTACAGTAAACCTGTGCCACTTAGCCACATATAAATTACAGACTTAATTTTCTTTGACAAAACCTGTCTTTGGCTTTCTGTACTTTCATATGTAACAGACATATCTCCTGTTTTGTCAGAGGTTACATAGTTGCTACTATTTTGTTCTGCATGATAAAGCAGTTCAGCCACTTCACAACAACACATTTTTACTTGTTCAGGTATATCGCCCTCATCAATGTTGTCACAAGTATAGTGCCTAATATAGTTAGTTGCTTTACGGAAATAAACATAAAGGTTAGCAGTATTAATGACTGCACCTTGATATTTATTTTTATAAAAATCCATATTTGCATAAATCATCATACTGCTTTACCTCTTATTCAGATACTGACTTTACTTCTTCATCTAGTGACTGAGTAGCTGTGTTCTGCGTTACTATGTGACAGTAGATACCTGCTACTTTGTTCTGATACACCTTAGCAATACCAACATTACGATAACCAAAAGTCCATGCGTCTGCATCAGGGTTTGCGTTAGGGTCAATAATCTTAGGTACTTTATGCTTAGTATATTGGATTACTGCTGACTTATGGATAATCTCAAAGTTAATATCAACAGATTTAGCTGACTTAGCATAGCCACCTTTTTCCTGACCACTGGTCTTACCGTCATTTAGTGTAATGTTAGTCATAAATCTTGATGAAGGTACAGGAACAATCTTAGAAAATCTTTCAAGTACCTTTCTTGACTTTGTTGTATCCATATCATCAATTACACCGTAAAGGTCTGAACGAATGTACAGAATTCTGTTATCCGTAGGTACTTCGTCATCATCCATCTTTGCAGTAGCAGTACGAAGAGCCTTGATAATACTGTCACCTGTAGAAAGGCTACCATATGCAGAAGAAATACCCTTGATACCTGAGTATGTAGAAAATCTAAATGCATCAAGTTCAGGTACTTCCTTAGTACGGATAAACTCACCTGCAAGTCTGCCAAAGGCAATACCGGCAGTTTCAATATTATCCATACTGTCAACAGTAAACTTTCTGCCTCTATCGTAGTTACAAGCTACTGTCTGATTCTTAATAGTTACATCACCGTTAATATAACCACTGTTACGGTCATAGTTAGCAAGACCGTCCATTTCAATCATTGGAATAATCAGTTCGTTAGCATTAGCACCGGCTTGTGCAAGTTCTGACGCACCGTCTAAATCAGAAGTAAGTGCAGCATTTTTATACACTTCATCAAGAAGTGGCACATAGGATTTTGCTAATTCAATAGTATTTGCCATAAAATAAAACCTCTTTTCTTAATTATTTATCTTCTTTTGGTTCACCTAAACCCATAGCAGACCTAATGGCTGACATTGAGTCAGGTTTAATATTTGTGTTACCGGTATTCTTTACCGGATTTTTGAAAGGCTCATCTGACTTGAACATATAGTCATTTTCTGTCTTTACATCCTTGATAGCCTTTTCAATATCTTCTGCTTGATTTTTTGATGTTTTAAGGTTGTCAAGGTCAAGCAAAGCCTTAACAGCTTTACTGTTCTTTGCACCACTTTTTGATAAAGCCGTATCAAGTACAGAAGTAAACTCCATATCTGCAATTTTATCCTTGTACTCTTTGTCCTTGTTTGCAAGTTCTGTGTTAAGATTATCAATTTTACCTTGTAAGTCTTTGACATCAACCCCATCAAATTCTTTTAGTGCATCTTGTGCAGTCTTTAGCTGGTCCTTTAGGCTATCTCTTTCCACAATTAGTGGTTGTTTAGCCTTTTCTAGATCTTGGTTGTACTGATTCAGAACTTTATCAATATTATCCTTATCAAGTCCTAAATCTTCTAAAAATTTTCTTTGCATAATAGCTCCTTTCGATACGCTTTTTAACGAGGTAGCACCTCTTTCTATCCTTAGTTTAACGACTTAGGAACGGTCAATTTTTGGTATAAAAAAAGCACCTTACAAAATGTAAAGTGCTTAAATAACAATATTTTGTTTAATGCTCGGAATTTATAAACTTATGATATTATATCTTTGATACCTTTAGTTGCTTTATAAATTCTTTGCATAATAGAATTTTCTGTTAAATATTCTAAACCCTTTAAGGTAATACGAATATCATCATTATCTACAACAGTTTCACCGGTAATATCCTTATAGACCCTTATACCCTTTATATAACCTATATCAGCCATCATTTCAAGGTATCTTGCCCAACGTTCTTTGCTTATCTCTAATTTATTATAATCTATTTGAGATAGTTCAAATTCAGGATAATCCATTGCTTTTTCTAATGCTCTAAGAATTTTATAAATACATTTAAAATTATCATCCATATGATTTCACCTGTATAAATTAATTACTTAATAATCAATTCTCAACATATGCCTACCTGTCTCTTTGTAATAAGCTTCATCAGCTTTCTTTGCCTCAATCTTTATTTCTTCCGGAGCCTCTTCTTTTATACTCCTAAAGCCATTCTTTGGAGGAGTCATCCATATATAAAATTTACTAAATGCTTCTGTCAATTTAGTCATCTCCTTTGATAATCTTTACTACTGTATTAACTAGTACACCCGGTTTTTTCATCATACTTTTCGCAATACATTCAGAAATAAATTCATCAGTATTAACCATAGCATATTTTGAAACAGTATATGCAATTCCCTGTTTGTCGATAGATTCATTTAGTTCATCATAAATCTTACATATTTTTGCATACTTCTCATTCCACAATGGGTCATTTAACTTATGTTCAAGCTGAATTGCATGACCTATTTCGTGTCTTATTGCGTGTAAATAATGTGCAGTTGACCATTCACCGGACTTGTTCATTTCCCTTGCTTTTTTGGTGTGTTCTGATACAAAACTTTTCTTATTAGCAAATCTTAACACTAATTCTCTTGAATTATCATTGTATGAGCCATATGTACTCAAATTACTATCACTAAGAACACCAACAGAAGATATAGTAGATATGTTTCCAAACTTCTGTTGCATATTCTCATATTCAGTATTAAAGATTTTCTTAACATCTTTAGTTACACCTTTTTCAAATTCTATTATACCACTATCGTTACTTTTTTCAATATTTGATTTACTGTTTTGTATAGTTTTTTCAAAGTTGGTGTTGTCACCGGAATCAGAAAGTTTATGTACACCATTTTCAATAGTCTTTGTACCGTTACTCTTAGCCACCTTACTACTTTTATCTAGCTTAGCACCTATGTTTCCCAGTCCATCAATATTTACTCTTTGTCTTTGTTGTGGTAGGTCCATAGCCTTTGAAAGTCTTGCATATTCGTCTGATGTCTTGTTGTACCTTGCATTAGCTGACATTATGTCATTTTCATCAGCACCACCCTCTGTAAGCAGTTTAATCTCTTGTCTTTCTGCTCTCATTATGGTTTCTAGTTTTCTTTGTCTTTGCAGAGCCTCGTACTTTGTGTAGCTTTTACCTCTAAACTCTCTTTTCTCATTATCTTCTTGGTTCATTCGGTCTAGTTCTTCATCTGTATAAGTCCTTTCTGATACACCTTTAATAAATGGGTAATAGTTGTGGTAACAGTTAGCACCGCAAAGCCCTGTTACTGTACCCAGTCCACAAACTGAAACCAATTCTTCCTTGCTATAAACCCTACCTTGCCAAGGTTGGTGGGTAGGTCTTGCCCCACTATGATAAGTAGTTTCAAAATAGTTTGTTTCAAGTTTTTCTGCATTACTCTCATTGATATTTGCCACTACCTGATTATAACCTGTAAGAACTGCTCTCCTTACTGCTACCGATACTCTACTGCTGTAACCACTGTCATAGTCAATGTACCTTAGTCCTGAATTAGTCATTTCTTTTACTGTATTTCTCAGTACAGTATTGTAATCAAATGCACCTGTAGCAATCTGAGTTATTGCCTTGTCAAGAGTGCTTTGGTAGTAGTCTGTAAGTGGTGTATATGATAGCTTAGTTGAGTTAGGCTCTCTAAGTGCAAAGCCTAAAGAACCGGTAATGTTCTTAAGCTCTCCTTTAGTCTGAGTTATCATAGAATTAACAAGTTGTTGAAGTTGTAAGTTATCTTCATATGGTATGAAACTTTTCCCAACTGCGTCATAAAGGCTTTTATCTCTTGCATAACCACTGCTTATAACATTAGAAAACACCTTGTCTATCTGTTCATCAGATAGTTTCAAGGTGTTCTTGATATAACTCTTTATTTCTTCTTTACTTTTTCCCAATTCATACAGTCTGTTAATTTGCCAATCTGCTGACCTTGTAATCTCTTTATTATTAGTTTGTAACCGTCTAATAATATCAAGCATAATAGTTTGTTCCAGGTCATTAAAAAGGCTCACAATAGGCTGAGGAACAGACTCTATATCCTTCTCAGTAATTTGCATTAATCTTTACCTATAAAAGCCAGTACAATAACTGTAACACAAATAATTGTTGTAATAATAATTGAACTACTCATTCTATCACCTCGGCTTTTTGTGGTAGGTTCTGTAAGGCTGTATCAATGTCTTCACCCATCCACTTTGCTCTGTATTCCTCAGGTCTTAGGATACCTAGATTAAGGTCCTGTATATCTTGCTTTCTTTCTGTTTCTTCATCTGTCTTAATGCTATCCTTAAAGTCACAAACAAACTTGTAACCACTTGTAGTCATTGAATTATAAAAAGCTAAAGCATACACAAGGTCCTCCATACAGTCCTTTAAATTCTCCTGAATCGCATTGACTGTGTTGTACTTTCTGTCTTTAGCCGACTTAATTTCCGTTGCAGTTTTTGCCACTGTTGCCGGATCGGACAAGTCACCATAAGCAAGACCAACAGAAAACTCAATTTCTCTTTTGTATGCCTCTAGTCCTGCCTTAATATCAACTTGTCTGATTGTCGGCGAATAGTCCTGTAAAATACCCTCATTATCATCAAGGTCAACACTACGATATAACCTTTTATTTAACTTTGCTACTCTATTACCTTTTAGTGCTGATTCATCAATATGTATAGCTCTTTCTCCACTTTCGAACTCCCAATCAAGCCTACCGAACTGAATATCTGCTATCTGAATAATGGGAAGTGCTGAGTCAAATACAGAAATAGGAGTCATAGAGCCGTCAATATCATTGTCAATAGGGTTACGATAATAGCCGAAAGCAGTTTTATTCATTGTGGGATATGTGATACTTTCTTCTAGGTCTGCCCATTCTTCAATACTGCTTAATGGTATCTTATTGCCTAAGGTACTTTCACTATCAGACACATAGGCAGAATTAGTAATTGTCAGTCCCTTGTCTTTGTCTAAGTCGTGATATTCAAGTCTTGTATAGAACTTGTTACCTAGCTTTTTAAATTCAGGAAATATAACTTTAATTAGTCTTCCGTCTGTATCATATTCAACAGGTATAAAGGCATTGGCAGAAACAAACTGAACTTTACTGCCACCTAAAGGCTTTATAATCATAGCACCTGTGGCTAAACCTCTTTGAAAGTGTGTGTTAATGTTTCTAATTGCTTTCTTGTATATTTCATCAAGTGGCTTGTAACTGACACTTGAAGTCATCTCAGACAAAGAAACATTGCTAAATTCTCTTACAATGGACTTTTCAAGTCTTAGACTGACAACATGGTATTCATCAAGCCACAAGGCTCTGCCTGAATAACTGTTCTGCCACACATCAATAGACTTTAACATTTCATCAGTTAAAGCAATATCAATATTAAGTGCATTCTTAATACTTCTTAGCTTTGTTGGAAACACTCTGCTCCACACTCCTTTCAAAAAATTTATAAGTCCCATTTTATCCCACCTTTATAAACCTTTTCATATTTCTTTCAAAGGTGTACTCAAAACTGTCAAGACTATCAATATCGGTAGATCCGTCATCAAGTCTTTCATCATTTAATTTCTTATCGTTCCATACTGCCTCACACAAGGCTCTTTTCAAGCTATCACAACTATCTGTAATAAAGAACCTATCTGCCCCCATAAGTCGCAAAGCACATTGAATACGGTCTTGTATAGGCATTTTCCTAGCCGGTCTAACAATAACATTAGGAAATTTCTTTTCAAATGCTCTCTTGATACCTCTACCTAAAACAGTTTCGGCATTATCCCAATAAACATAATCAACTTTTCCTACCATATCAAAAACAGACTGTGCAAATTCTATAGCCAGTCTGTCTAAATCGTTACTATCATATTCTCCAAAGTGCCTTATACTTCTAATTGCCACCAGCTCACTGTAATTATCAGTTGTACCGGTAGCAACAAACGCATGACCTGACTTATTACCACCAAAGTCAATACCAATAGTTACTTCTTGTAAAGAGCCTTTAAGTATCTGTTTGTATGGTAAATCAGGGTCAATCCTATCAACTAATTTACAGTAATACGCTTTTGGATTGTCGGCAAATTTACGGTAAATAGCACCTTCGGCACGAACCCACTTGCCTAAAATCAATCTATCGTAATAGATAGTACCTTCATACTCATTACACAAATTCTGTACAAAATCTTTAGACAAAAAGGAATTATCAAAGATAGTATATTCTTGCAAATAAATATCTGCATCACTGTCAATAAACTGCTTTAACCAATGAGTAGGGTGTTCAGGGTTTAAACTACCGTCAAAGCAAGAATAAGGCTTATCAAGTCTTGACTTTAGCATAGCAAATACATCTTCATTCCACTTTGCTACTTCATCACCATAAATATATTTAGCTGAAGCACCTTGAATTTTTGCAACCTGACTAACCTTTTCAGCACCTAAACAATAAACATCTTCACCACAGATTTTAGCAATGTTGCGACTGTTGATTGTTCCAACAACATCAGAGGTATATCGTTCTCTCATTGGCTGAAGTACATTTCTCTCAATAGTTTCTTTAGATACACCGATAATAAAGCAAAGTCCGTCTTTGCCTATTCTCTCCCTAATTCTCATAGGTACAATAAAAGTAACATCAACAAAACTTTTACCGGAACGAACTGCACCACTTTTTATGTTCCATCTATGGGTAGCATTTACAATATATTCTTTCTGCTTATTTGTGTAACCCATTCTTTGTACTCCTTAGTGCATCATCTTTAATTTCTTTCAAAATATTATCCAGCTTATTAAGTGCCGTTGTGTCTGTTTCTTCTTTCTGCTTATCTCTCCACTTATCAGGTCGTCTATTTTTAAGCCAAAAGATTTGAGCCGTTGTGTTGCCTTCCAAAGCTGATGAAAGCAAAGCATTTTCAACTTCATAGTCAACAACTTCTTTGCCCTTTTTTAAGGCATTACAAATATTACTATGCTTGTTCTTCCAATCCCACAAAGTTTTTGCAGAAATGCCCATATTCTTTGCTATCTGTTCATCAGTTAAACCATCTCTAGCCCAACCCTCCAGCAATAATAAATTTTCCTTTAGTAACCACTTTTGATATTTTCCCTTTGCCAAATCCACCACCTCTCTTTATTAAAATGCAAAAGAAAAAGGCTAAGCACTGCTTAACCTTTGGAAGTTTATTTAATTGATTTTACATTCACCTTAAAACGCTTT